ACAACGTCCGGTCAGGACCCTTAAACGGTAACGGCATCAAGCTGTCCCGAATAGCGCCGCCCGGAGCATCTACGTCCCTAAACTCCCCCGGTTGTAGGGGCTCGTCGTCGTCCCTGATCCGCAGTCCGCGGGCCTTGAACCCCGCAGGTAAGTTCGACAAAGTACCCGCGTCAATCAACTGCCGAAGCGCACTGGTCGCGGTTCGCGATAAACCACCTATGGTATGGATCAAGCCCAAGCCGTAGAACCCAAATCCCGGTAAGAACTTAAAGTGCGTAAAATATGCAATCTTCTTTTTTGTCGGATCGTCTTCACGGTAATTCCGACGAATAGACAAAACCTGACCGTTGTCCTGAGAAATAGTGACAAGATAAGGAACCTTAATGCCCGTAGGCTCACCGTCCTCGTCTAAATCCTCGTAGCCCTCTAAATCCAAATCAACGTGACACTCCAACAAAGTACAGTCGTAATCAATCTGAGAAGGCTCTACGCCGTCAATGCGGTTTATCTCAGAGTCTACGTCCGTAATGTCCCCCTGCGCAGGTATCACGTCAATATCCAAATAAACGCCCGCAAGCTGCTTCTTGCGCAGGTCGTTTAAATCCATGCGAACAAGCTGACTAATGTTCGGACACGTATCCAAATCAGAAGTATCATACGGCACAACCAAATTCTGTGCAGGAACAAACTTACTTACTGCACGGTCCATGACCTCATCGTAATAAGTCTTCTTAAACGTGCTGCCAGCAAGCGGTAAATAAAACAACATCTGATCCATGTCAGGAGTGTAATCCTCCATGACATTCGTAATGTAGTAATTCATAAACTGCCGGACCCGCTTGGCCTGATCGACCTTGGCGTGTGTCTCCTCGCCCATAACTTGCGTTCGTACAGGACCACCCGCAGGAAGTAGCTCGTTAAATGCCTGCGCCTGAAACTGCGTAGCAGCCTCCGCTAACAAAGGATGCGTTACGCCGCTGGAACCACGAAACGGCTGAGTGCGCTCCTCGTAATTAAATCCCAACAACTCCAAACCATTTGTATACGCATCCTCCCAATCCTGACGACCAGCCTTGTTCGCGTCAAACTCCGCAGCTAAATCGTTGCCAATGCGACTAAGTTCGCGGTCCGGCATCTCCTCCGCCAAGTTAGCGTAAAAGTCCCCGTCCTCGCCGCGCATGTCCTCGGGATCAAAGTCTACCGTAACCCCGCCGTCGTCCTCCTCAGAAATCGCTATCTCTACGTCAGAATCCACAGCATACAGCATAGGGTCCCCGCCAGAGTCCGGTATCTCTATCTCCAACTCAGCGCGTAAATCGTCCTCGTCAAGCTGACTCGGTACGTTAGTATCCATCAATCCGCCAATAGCCATAGCCGTCTCCGTCAATAATATGCGTGTACCCTAGCAGATGTTTCTTCATCTTGCCAATCATCTGTTGGCAACTGCACAAAATTGCCCTGACGATACCTCATCAAAGCCTGCGTGGCACTGTCAACCAAATCATCGAACTCGCCGTTGGGAAATGCCGCCATCTCCTCAATCAACTCATCCGCCCAAGTCTTGTCAGGAGCATACACCATACCAGCCTCAAATAAAGGACTAACGCTGTGCAACCGCGTTACCTTGTCATTGCCCCTACTCGGCGTGAAATTCACAACAGGTATCCCAACCTGTCGCATCTCCTGCGTCAAAGGAGTCCCGCTTGCCTTCGCCTCAACTATTACCGTGTCAGGCTCCCAAAACTTGTACTCCTCAAAAGCAATCCGCTTTAATTCAGGAAAATCCCAACGACCCTTCTTGCTATCCAAAAGAATTAACGCAGGGGACCCACCGTCCTCTTCAGGGTAAAACACACCCCACGTCGTAATAGCACTGTAATCCGCACTCTCCCGCTTGCTAAACGCCGTGTCATAGCTCTGTATCACATACTGCAAGTTAGGGACCCGCTCAGAATCCCAACGCTTCCACCACTCCCGAGGAACAATCGCGTTCTCCTCACCAGTAGGATTCTGCTGGTACTGAGCATTCCACTTCATAGGAGGAATAGATGCCTTGACCGCGGTTAAATCCTCAATGCTCCAATACTCAGGCCAACAAGGCGTACCATCCTCAAAAACCGCAGGTAACTCCACAACCTCCCATTGATCCGCCAAAGGGTCCTTCGCCATAGCACGTAACAACTGACCCGTCATGTCCTTCTCAGACCACCGAGTCTGTACCAAAACTATAGAACCTCCGGGCTGTAATCGCTGCCGAGGGCCACCAGTGTACCAATCCCAAGCGTCAGTAAAACCATTCGTACTCATAGCCGTCTGCTCAGAATGAGGGTCGTCAATAATAATTAAATCACCGCCGCGACCCGCTAAGTTTGAACCAACACCAACAGCATAATACATCCCGCCAGCACTCGTATCCCACCGACCAGAAGCCTTGGAATCCGCCGCTAACTTTACGTTAGGAAATACCCCCTTGTACTCATCCGTGTCCAAAAGGTTCTTAGTCTTACGACCAAAGTTTACCGCCAACTCCGTCGTGTGAGTAGCCTGAATGATCTTCATATTCGGGTTCTTACCCATCATCCACGCAGGAAACAAAAACGAAGCAAACTCAGACTTCGTGTGCCGAGGAGCCATGTTGATAATCAAACGCTTTAACTCGCCACTCGCAACACGCTCCAACTTTTCAGCAATAATTCTATGGTGCCTACCAGCAATAAAATCCGGCCACATACCCTTTACAAAAGGTAAAAATTTATTTCGCTGAGACTCCTGCTTCTCTAGTTGTGCAAGTCTAAGTTGAAGTTTCAAGGAAGTTTCTTGTGCTACGATACTCACGGTTCGGGGACCCTAAAATAAGAAATTATTGCATAGTTATACCCTATATCATTTTTATAGCAACTATTTGTCAGAAACATGGCCCAAGCCCCCGCAGGTCGGCACGGGGTGCGCGGGCGGCGGATCGCTAACATGTTAGTTGAAACCTTAGTAAAATGACCCGATATCCGAGGGACCCTAGTCGCGTTATGCGGTCCTTGGGCCATTGATAACATAGAATAATCCGGTCCCAGGCCCGGAAAACGTGATCCCCCTGCGGTTGCGGTGCGCGGCTGCCGTCGCGATTGTTGCGCCAGCTGCTGCAGCTGGTGCAGTTAATTGGCGCTCGAACGTCGTGCCGGTGGATTTGGGAAAGTGGCTGCGCTCCGATATTCTGCGCCAGCTGGCGTCGGATCGGGGCGGATCGGTCCAGATTAACGGCTCTCTCGTCCACCTCGTTGTCGATCACTGGGTATCTGGGCACCAGATCAACGGTAGCCTGTCGTTTTCGACGGTCCTAGGGCCTCGGATCGCGGGGCCATAGGTTCGAGCCCCACGGGCCTCGGGGCGGGGTGGCATGGTTAACTATGCGCTGAAAAGCAAAAGGCCCGCGCTAAGGCGGGCCAGATCGTCGGTGCGGTGGTGCTGGTCGTTAGTCGTCGGGGGTTGTCCAGCCGTTTACCTCTAGCATGGCCGCAATGGCCGTATGGTCCATCCACTGCAGGCAATTGCGTAACATGTCGCGGTGGTTGTTGCACTCATCCGCAAGGTCAATAGCCTGATCTCGGGCGGTGGCGGTGGCCGCTTGTCGGGCGGTTACTTGGTCAAGAATGTGCGTCGCTGTTTCTTTCATGCTTTGGCTCCCGCTTCATGTAAATCGCGCATCGTAGCATTTAAAGGCGTCGCGGTGCATACACCGTCGTTAGCGCAAGCGTAACGGCTCGACGGTTCTCCGACGTTGCCCAACTGATAGCGTATTCCGGCAAAAGCTTGCGCCTTAGTTTCATATTCAACGGTCCAGCCGTCGTGATCGTCGATGCTCTGGTAAAGTACTTTGATCATTGTTTCGGTTCTCCAATCGATAAGGGGCGGGATTGCCCCGCCCCTGTTTTGCCTGATCTATGTGATTTCGTCAAGTGTGAGCGTATCCGTCACGCTCAATGCAAAGCCACATGTTAGCCCAGTATACGGTCACGGCGTCGTCGCAATAGAACGTGTCTTTCACGCTCTCAAGAAAGCGCTCGAGCGTCGGGCGGGTGGTTTCGTCCAGCTCTGACCACTTGCGTTCCAGCGTGTCGCGCTGAGCGGTTGTCATATCTATCATTTGTTTAGCCTTTCA